AATCACATTAACCGCACCGCCACGGAATATCTGCGCAAACCAAATAGCTGTGGAATCATTTATACCCAAATCCCAAGCGGTATGCACAGGGTACATAGGGTCATAAGGTATCCGTGTCACCCTGCCGTCTTCTTCAGCAGCAACTAACAGCTTCGCATAATAAGCGCCAATAATAGCTGCCGTGAACGAACATTCATATTCCTGTTCATATTGTTCCGGTGTCATCTGCGCACGGGCAGCGGCAAGTTCCTCCTCCTTAACCAGCCCACTCTCACTAGCCTTGACCGTCTTGTGATACCACTGGTCAGACCCGTTCTCCACCTCGCTAATAGCCGTCTGCATCAAATCATAAAAATGATTATGCCCTGCCGGTGTACCTAAAAAGATAGCCGCACCCTCTCTATCAGACAGTGCCGGTCTAACAACCTCCCCCCATACCCTTGGGTTCTGCATGCCAAACTCATCGAAAGCACACATGTCCAAATAAATACCACGCAAGGAGTCAGGGTTCTCAGCCGACAGCAACATCAATCTGCCACCATTGGGAAAGTCCACCCGTAATTCTGTCTCATTGAAAGAAACACCTGGTATCACTCCGGCGTAATACTTCACATAATCCCAAGCAATACGTTTGGCTTGCGTAAAAGTAGGTGCCACAAAAGCAACTCTAGGCCGTGGTAACTCACAAGTAAGGGCTTTCTTAATCAATTCATTTACCGCCCAGACCGTTTTGCCAAAGCGTCTGTGCATCACAAGCACATTCCAACGCTTCAAACTATTGTGCATTTCTGCTTGTAATGGTCTAGGCTTGTAAGGAATCTTAATTGCTGCCACTGTCAGTCTCCCAAAGGATGCGCACGGTTCCGTCACTAACCTCTACACCAGCACGGTTCTTACTGTCACCAAACTTCTCAGGCAACACCTTACCCACCTTCCAGCGCACATGATGGGCATAATCTCGCAACACATGAGGGTTATAATCCTTTCTGCCGTGAAGGGCATCGCCATACAACGTATCCAGTTCCTCTAGCGCCTTCTCAGCACTCTGCTGCTGTGCTTCCTTCACCGCCGCAGCAAATGCCTCATCCCGCTTGCAACGCTGGTAGAAGGCCGTCCTAGACACGCCTGTGGCCTCGCACACGTCAACAATGCTGTGCCCGTCTGCCAAGCTGGATATGATTATGTCGGTTCTCTGCTTTGTTAGTTTGGTCATTGTTACCTCTGGGTGTGTGTTGAATATGTCTATTTAACATATATAAAGCTGGCCGGTCGCTGTCGGGTGTACCGCCTCGAAAACATGCCCCCCTATGCCTTTGATTGTGGCACAAATGTCACACTGTTGCCTGACTGCAACAAGGTAAGCACTGCTGTCCTATATATGTCAGCATTGTTGACGTTGTTTTATTCATCTGTTAGCCTTGCCGCCATGCAATGCAGCGCGATATCTTTCGTCCGTTGTGCGTGTTTTGAAATACAAATCCAAACCCCATTAAAACAAAACCCAAACAAATTCAACGCTTGCCTACTTATATTATATAAACAAACTTTTTTCCAATGTGTAAACTTTTTTTGTTTTTATGTGTTGACATGGCGCAGTTACTGCGCTATCTAACAATCAAGACAACAAACCTTGGAGGGTTAAACAATGACTATCACAGTGTCTTACTCAGTCGATTACATGGATACCAATCCGACTAAAATGACGTTTGACAATATCAACGACGCGCATGACTGGATTCATGAAGAAGTGGCGCGTCGCGTTCAACATGTAGTTGACCATTCGCCTTATACACTGTCGGAGACTGACATTCAGGATATAGAGGCCAATGAATACACACTGGTTTCTATTACTGACGGAGTCGTGACAGAATTCATGTGCATATAAAACAAGCCTTGGAGGGTTAAACAATGTCATATCAAACAAAATACAACACCGAACCGCTTTTCTTTGTCAGCTATATCGGCACAAGCAATGGCGCATATATTCGCGCCGCTAGTCACCAGCAAGCAAAAGCAAACTTTGCGCGCGGCGAGGGGTTACACAGCACAACTTATCTGCAATCAAAACGCATAAGCAGTTATTAGCAACGGCTGGCAGGGGCAACCCTGCCGCCTCATGGCTTGCCCTAGTGGCATACCATGCGGCGCAAGCCGATAACGCAATAGCATTTATGGAGGGTTATAAAATGCAAACACCAACAGTAACAAACATGATTTCACCAGCGGGCAATAGCGTTGCCAACCAATTCATCATTTACACTGATGAGGGCTGTTATTTTCAAAGCTATAGAACAGTCATAGCCTATCGCGGCAATGACGGCACAATAAAACTTGACCGCGATAGCTGGGATTATTCTGTAACGACCGGCAAATATCGGAACATGTTTCTGGATATGAACAAATCCGAGACATTAAAAGCAATCAAAGCCGGAGAAATCCAGCTGGTAAATCTAAACTAGGGGGCAGTCATGCGTAAAACACACAACATAAACGCCGATAGGTATCTAACTATCAACGCTTGGCTGGCTGCACGTTATGCCAGAACGGACAAGAACGGACGCCGCTGGCTTGACCAATATATCGGCGGCAAGCCAAGCAAATACAAAAGGCTGGAAAAGGCATTTTTCGACCGCTATGTAATGCACCCGCAAAACTGGAGGGTTTTATAATGTTACGCGAAACAATCAAAGAAATAATCTTTGCAGAAAAACAGGCCGAGTTTTACGAAACCGAAAGCAGTAAACGCTATAAAATGTGGATGGCTGAAGCATACATTTTGCGCCGTTCAATAGGCGAGTTTAGGCCATGGCATCAGCTAATTGCAATTTTTGACCTGCGCGGGGAGGTTTAGACCAATGACTCAAAAAGCATTTGATGCCTTGTGCGTAATCGGAACGATTGCTTTGCTTTCAGGCTTTATAGATTGGCTTTGGCTGTTTGGCATAGAGAATAGTAAAAGCTATACATGGTACGCCCTAGCGGCTTACCTAGCCCGCTAATGGGCAAAACCCTAACAGACTACCCGTTGACGGGCAAAAGCCTGTCAGCGGCCTTTAAATCGCCATTAAAAGCATAGGAGGGCTAAACCATGGCACAATATCAAGTAATCGTAATCGGCACAGTAGAAAGAACTGTGATTGTAGAGGCAGATTGCACCGAGTCTGCACAAAGCACAGCCGAAGGCGAATGGGCAGCATTGACCGGCGGCATTATAACAACAGCCGAGACAGTATCGGCTATCGAATTGGAGGGTTAGAAAATGGATAGCAAATTTTTATTTTCCTGTAGCTTTATATCTAAACACTTGGGCGAAGCCATGTCTGTCGGAGACTCGTCAAAGATGCCGTTTTTGGACATGATGTGTTGGGGTTCAAATGTGCTGGACTTAGAGAAAGGCGGGACAACATACGACACCGTTGTCTGGCTATTTGCAGAGAAAGAACATCCAGACGACAAGCATCCCAAAACTAGCGTCTATTTCTCAGACCTAGCAGCGGATATGCAGCCAATATATGCCATTGTCGGTTACTGCAAATATCACGAAATAGACTGCAAATTTATCTCAGAGAAAGGGGAATAGAAATGTATCTAGTATTTTCAACCATAGCTTACCGCAGCAATGCGGTAGGCCAAGCCACCGAGGTTCAGAAATGGGAATGCTTCGACTCAGCAGAGAAAGCACAAACCCAAATGCGTAACCTTATCCATCAATACGACTTAGACTTGCTAGATTGCGGCGTTGCCACAATCACCGATAGCATGCGGGAAGAATTGCTACGAAAGCAGCCAATGGGGCTAGAGGATTGATGATGACACCAGCGGAGTTTAAACAAAGGCGCGAATTTCTCGGTTACACGCAGCAAACATTTGCTGAAAGGCTGGGATTATCTCGTCGTAGTATTCAGGCTTATGAAATGGGAGAAACCCCGATAAGTCGAGTCATAGAGATGGCTTTGGAAGCTATCGAATTGGAGGAGAAATAAAATGTATGAAGTAAGGATAACAAAGCATCATTCAGGCAAGACCTACAACGTAGACCTGATTGCTTGGGAGAGAAACGGCAGCGGTATGGCAGTCGGAAAGGCTTTCAATGTATCGCGCAAGAAAGCAGAGAAAGAGGCAAATCGCGTAGCGGATTTGTATAATGCAACCATAGAAGAAAAATAGGGGAGAAACGGGTGCTATGCTTAGCAAGTTATATAAAACTTGCTAGGCTTAGCAAGTTTAGCGTCCAGATTTTTTATATCAACAATCAGGTTTTATTTAGCAAGTTTAGCATAGCAAGTTTTATAAAACTCCGCTAATGCGGATTATACAAAGCAGAAAAAAGCTGTCAACCACAAAATGATAAAGCATTGAAATGGAGGGTTTCCGATGCAGATAATCACAAGACAAGAGGCAAAAGAGAAAGGTCTGTCGCGCTACTTTACAGGCAAGCCTTGCAAGCATGGGCATATGTCTGAAAGGACAGTGTGCAATAGCGGCTGCGTAGAGTGTAAAAACGTATGGAAAAAAGAAAACCCTGATTGGGTGATTAATTGGCGGCAGAAGAACCGCCCAAAAATAAAAAGTTACAACCAGAAAAAATGTCGCAAACAGTACGACAGAGATTATCACAGAGAATACTACAGAAAACGAAGAAATAAACTTACGCCCGATGAACTTGAAGCACTGAAAGCAAGGCAAAGAGAAGCCAACAAACGCTATTATGAAAACAATAAAGAGAAAGAACTGCGGCGGGCAAATGAGTACAGGCAAAGAGATGAAGTTGTTAAAAAAAGAAAAGCGTACATGGATATTTGGAGAGAAGAAAATAAAGAACACAGGAAAAAGTATGCAAGAGAAAACAGGGCTAGGTATGTAGCGCATTGTAATAAACGCAGGACTAGACGGTTAAAAGCACGGCCTAGTTGGGTAGATAGAGATGCAATGGACTCTTTATACGAAGAAAGCCGCGCTATAACTGCCCAGACTGGCGTTCAACACCATGTTGACCACTACTACCCATTAACACATAAACGCATTTGTGGGCTGGATGTGCCGTGGAATCTGCAAATTATTACAGCAGAGGAAAACGTTGCCAAAGGCAACAAGATGCCGGAGGAGTTCTATGGCCTTAATCACACAATGATTCAGATGCCAGCATACACCAAGTCTCAAACGGGATAATCGCCGTGTCGTCCTTGCCAGCATACTCAGCATTGATGCTGGAGAGAAACACCACGCAGCAAATAGGTTGCCTGTCATACTTGTAAATGAGAACGGGCTGGGTGGCAGTTGATAACGAGGCATTGACTACCTGTTGCCACCATTCCTTCTTGTAATAGATAGACCCGTGGCTGTTATACCGCTTGCATTCAATCGTCCATCCTGGAAAGCCAATCAAATCCCCGTGGTCAGAGGCGCGGTACTGTTCTAGGTCTCGCTTCACCTCAATCCCCGTTGCGTCATATATCTTGTTGGCAATCTCACGTTCAAAGGATGCACCTTTTTGCCTAGAATTTGTCACTTTCCTACTCCATATCACACGGCCTTCAGCACCGTGCCATCCCTGTATTGGCTTACATTCCCAACCATCCGGCACTGGTTCATCTGCCAGCGCATAACGGCAAACTAACCTAGTGATAGCCATCACCACCTTCTAGGAATACCTCAATCTGCATCTCAAGGTCTTCAGCGAGAACCTCACCAGCCCCGCCACACATTTCGCATTCTTCCTTTGCCTCAGTCAAATAACCGCCGTTCATATGGTCAACGACAGCGACCTCAACCTCATACTCACCCCAGCCGCCACACTCAGGGCAGACTACCCACTCATCATTGTCCGTGGTATTGTTTGAAGAAGTCATCAGCCTTCACCTTTCCATCAGTTGCAAGGAATATCCTACGCATAGTTTCCGGTGCTGGAAACCGCTTATTGCGAACAATGAGAGACACAGCAGAGACAGATAAACCAGCTTTACTAGCAAACCGTCTCATGCTAAGTCTTTGTTCTTTAATGTAATCTTTTAAGTACATAACTGCATACTAATACACTGTTGACAGATTGTAAACAGGGTGCTAGGTAAGAGTATCTGAAAACGCAAAGCGTCAAATGGAGGGCTTAATGGAATATGAGATTCCAGACTACCGCAAGGAGTTCGGCTGTTATCACAACAGCGCATCCGGCGGTACACAATCAACCTATGAGAATATATTCAAGCTGTATCTCCGCAAGGAATACAAGATGCAGTTTCCTATGTCTGCCCGACCTCGTGCCGGACAGATAGTACAAGAGGGTTGTGACCATTACTTTGGTCTGCACGATTACTCACCCGTCAGAGGCCAACAAGAGGGCTTATCAGTAGACGAGGCAATCAGACACGCAACCACAGACTTTATGACGTACAAGCCAATAGACTGGGATGGCGGCAAAGATGCTGACGTTTATGAGGCTTGCAAAGATGTAGTGCCTCAGATGATACGTTATGCTGTGCAGGGTATTGAAGAATATTTCGGCAAGAATGTAGAACTTGTTGGTGAGTACCAACGCACATTCAAAGATGACCGCATCGACATCCCGACTATTATGTTCTTGGATTACGCCGACGACACCAGACAGATTGACCTTAAATGCAGTCTGCCAGTGGCTAACCCAGTAAAGAAAGACGGCACGAGAACGTGGCGCGTACCAAAGCCAAAGACAGAACCAACGATGCAACAAGTCATGCAGCAAGCTGTCTATTGGAAAGGCACCGGCCTGACACCAGCCTTGCTGTTTGTCACCGCCGAGGGCTACAACATCTGCACCCCAGATAACTGTGACATGTTGAGTAAGCCTGTCTTAGAAGAAGCATATGAGTCAGTCGTGCAGCGCTGGCTTGTGCTTCAGAACTTAATGAAAGCTGCAAATGGTAACTGGAAAACCTTGTTTGGCATGGTGACACCTGACTACGCAGAAATTGCGCAGAGACACGGGCGTGAAATATTAGACATAGCCAAGCAAGCCTGGAGGGCAGAATGAACGTACCAACTATTGAAGAAATAAAAAAGGCTTTGGAGATACCATTCAAAGACGCTGGTAACACATCACTGGAACACGCATTGAAGATTAACGCCAAGTTTTATTTCACCGGCGTACCTTGTATTCGTGGACACATAGCGCAAAGGCTAACGTCCAACAGGCAATGCAGAAAGTGCCAAGAGATAGACGCACGGGCTAATACTAAAAGAGGAGGGAAGTATGACTGAAGTAGAAATGGAACACGCACAAGCTATCGACTTCACGCAAGAGAGGTTGAACCGTTTAGAAAAAGACATGGCACATATGCAGAAAAGCCTTGATGAAATGCACACGATGCTGGCTGCGTTCATGCAAGCAATTACAGACTACCAGAAAGAGGCAAATGACAATGAGTAGTATTTGGAAGGTACTTAGCGATATAAATGTGAATGAACATACCGAACTAAAAAACGGTATGACATACCTATCATGGGCTTGGGCTTGGGGGATTGTTAAGGATAAATACCCAGAAGCCAAGTTCATAAAACATCAGTTTGATTCTCCAACTGGCAAGCGTCCTTACATGATTGATGAGAACGGTTGGGCTTTTGTTATGGTCACTGTGAACATTTTAAAAGAAGAACAAACTGAAATCTTGCCTGTGTTAAAAGGCAATAGACCTATACAAAATCCTACCAGCTTTGACATAAACACAGCTTTGCAGCGGTGTCTTGTTAAGTGCTTGGCTATGTTTGGTCTAGGTCATTACATTTATGCTGGTGAAGATTTACCGCCAGAGGGAAATGAGGACTTGTCACACGATGATGCTGGTGCTAAAACACCACCTCAGCCGGAGTCGAGTGATGCCCTCCAAGCCGTTCCTCCTCCGGCTGAACGACCCTCCGATGATGATGATGAAGAACAGAACAAAAGGTATGACAAAGCCTTTTACATGGATATGTCGTCCAAGTTGACACAGGCACGACACATTTCTAAAGTTCATGGACTGTTTGAGGAGATGAAACCCAAGATACAAGAGATTAAGAAGCGCAGCCCAGAACGTGCCAAGCATATTCTGGAACTGTTTATGAAACATGAGGACAGACTAAGTAACGGAGAAAGTTAATGGCCTTAAATAAACTGACTACAATTCGTGTATTCCCTAATGACCCAGACAAGAAAGCCACACACGGCAACTCAAACTGGAAGCCGTACAAGGGCAAAGAACCTGTTGATTTGGTGCTGTCAAAGGACACACGCCACAGCATTTCAGTGTTCCAGAATGAAGACGGGTCAATGGACATCGTAATCAATGAACGTACTATCGACAGAGATTACAACGCCGCTGACAATATCGCTGATAACGTCCGGCAGGGTGGGTTCAAGAAGATAGCTGAGACCGTGGAGAAGCCACGGATTATGTTAGATGACGATAACATCCCATTCTGATTCACAAATCCTAGTAGCAGTCTATCCCAATGGGCTGCTACTTACCCTTCATGGTGAGTCATACTTCAAGCAGATGACCTACACACAGATGCTGAACATGGCACAGGAACTGGTGCATCGTAGCGTTGTGGAGTTAAAACGTTGTGGCAAAGAAGAAGACAGATACCAGGAAGATTAGCTGCGATTTCTGCGGCAAAGAACACTTCATTCAACACGGCGGCTGGGTGGTTAGTGGCAATAAGAAGATGTACTGCCATTCAATAGAGAAAAGCTGCCTAGTCAAAAAGAAAAACGAGGAGGGCTACCATGGGACAAGTCGTACAATTTCCGACTACTGGAACGAGTTATAACAAAGGTTATAATCCGGCAGACCCAAAACACTGGAAAAGATACTGTTGCGAGTTAGACGTAGAGAACATTGAGAATATTGTCTTCACTGTTTCTGGGCTGTCATTGAAAGATTTACGCAGACACAACCGGAGATTATCTTTTGTGGATGCACGGCAGTTATTTGTTTTACTATGCGTAAAGCATACAGACTTTAGCTACCCGACTATAGGCGGCATAATAGCCCGTGACCATACATCAGCTATGCACTTGGAGAAGCGCAAAGTCTCAGACAATTTGAAAGAGATGCTGGAAAAGGCAGAGGCAATCACGCAGTATATAACTACCACTTAACCTTGTTAGCCCAAAAAGCGGCTGACATCTTACCCTTGGCAATATTCTTGGCATGACGCGCTTTGAAAGATTTGCGTCGTGCCTTTTGCGCTGCGGTCTTAGGTGACTTACCAGCACCAGATACGCCTTGCTGACCAAAGCGGATAATCTTTTCCTTGCCACCGGAACAGGCTTTAACCACATGCGATTTCGTCTTGTGGCCTGGAGTACGGCGAGGCTTATTACACTTCAGTGTCTTCTTTGATATAGGCTTCCTAGCCATCTTTCTTCAGCCCGTGGACGTACCCATTGTGTTTGTTGTATGTAAGCGACTCGCCTCGACCACCCTCAACGTAGCTACAATGTATCCAGCCAGAATTACCGCCAGTGTAGCACTCAAGAATAAGCTGGTCATAGTCTAGGTTGTCCTCAATCCATTTAGCCAAGTCATAGTTGTCTATGCCTGGAACCTCAAAGTCTGCCGCCTCACCCTTGGCATGCTGGCTGTCTAAACTACTGCCAATAGCAATGCACAACTCTGGACTGCGGTATCCACTTGATACCATAAATGGCCCAAACTCGTCACGAATTGGTTGTAATATCTTCTCACATAACATCTCCATTGCTTCTATATGATGCAACTCTGGAGTATTCGGTATGCCTTTACGTTCAGCAGTCTGGCTTTTAACCATCTCCTCCAACGTAAAGTTGGGCGACAGATAATAACTCATTTCTTTTTCTTCTTAGCTTTCTTGACTGCCTTTAGGTCTGCGCTGGTAATCTTCTTGCGAGGCGAAGCCATTGCAGCCAGCTTCTTCTGCTTTGGTGAATACTTGTTGTATGGCATCATTTCTTCCTCTTGGCTGTCTTTGCCGATTGCTTGAACGCCTTTGTCGTCGGTGCGCCTTTGCTTCCAGGCTTGCGCATCGTTTCTCCACTACCAGCTTTAATACGTTTACGCTTGGCATGGATGTTCGCATATAATCCCTTTCCTGGCATTACTTTCTAAATCCTTTCAAACCCCGAATCCCAAATGATGCGCCTATACTAGCATACATTGCCCACTGAAACCAATCAGGCGTTGTTTCAAGCGCAGCAAAGCCCCGTTCAACATAGGGTTGCAACGGAGGGATGAAGCACATAGCTATAATGATAATAAATAAAACCGTCCAGGCTTCGTCTTTCCAGCTATCGCCGGATGCCTGTGCCATAATCTTTTCCCAGCCAGCCTCATGCGTAGCTGCGACCTTCATAACCTCTGCTTCAGCCGTAGCCTTGGCAACAGCTACAGCCGTCTTGCCTTTCTGTTCCTCAACCTTGCGTTCTAAAAAAGAACCAGCAAGATTAGCGATTGGGCTTATCAGTGCTTGCCACATGGCCTTTCCCCTCATGGTTCATCCAGACTGCAAATGCGCCAGTCATCGCGCCTGTCACCACGCTAACCAGGCCAGCTTGTGAAGGGCTTGGATTAGGCAATGACATAAACCATTCTACCACACGCCAACTCATTAGCGTCATAACTAGCATCATAAAGCGCGGCAGTATCTTCCATTCAAGTATCTGTTTAGCACTCATCGCGCCGCCCTAACCGCCGCAATCGCTTTATTAAACGAATGCAACTCCGCTTTAGGCGCATCAAATAACTGGGGCGACATGCGCTTAGAATATTGTTGCACTTGGGCGACTGGCATGAACAACGCTTTCCGATGTTGATAGCCCACAAGGCATAATATGTCATAGTCTTTCTCACTTGGTAAAACTTTATTCTTTTGTCCACTACCAAACTGAAAATGGTACACCGGAGTTCTAGCATCTTTCTCGCCAGATAGCTGCGCAGTCTTAACTTGTATCCTGATATATTCATCATCTTTCCACGCCAATAAATCCACTTTGTCTTGCTGGCACATCGACACTCGCCAGCCTAATGATAACATAATCCCCGCTGCCAGGTATTCACCAATCAAGCCTGTGGTTGTCTGACTCATATCAGGTTCTGACCGCCAGCCAGATTATAAATAACAATAAGGCAGCGCCTAGTCCAGTTGCAGCCACAACAACCACTACCTCTAGTATTTGCCGCCGTCTTTCTTGCTGCTTGTAAATGGCTTCCTGTCTCTGTTTCCTTATTCTGCCTTCAAGCTGGATTAAATCTGCCCAGGCTTGTGGGCCGTATGACATGTTCAGAAAGTTCTTGAGTTCCTGTCGCTGCGCCTCCAGCTTCTTCTTGGCTGCGTAAGCCTGTAATGCTTCTTCCTCAACAGAACCAGCGGCTAATAGCTTCTTAAATATAGGTGGGTTCTTGGCCTGTTTCTCGGCCTGGTCAACGTCAGATGCCATCTTCATCCAGCGCGACACATCGCCCATACAGGATTCAATGTCTCTGCCAGCGGCAATCATACTCTTGATAGTGTTAAACGCCGCTGTAGCCCCACTGACAGCCGCTGTGATGCTAATAGGGTCTATGACAGCATTCCTTTCTTTAGAACGTCACAACGCCATTTGACAGGCATTAAGTTTGCTATCTCTCCTACCGCCCTTGACATCTCCATAGCGCGGTTACGACACTCTCTCTCAGTATAATATGGGCCTCTAATATCGTGAAATTCTACACAGTTAGTCGGTGAACCAATGACACAAGCTAGGACAATCGCCTTATACATCGTCCTGTCGACCAGTCAACCGCTTCACGGTCTCAGTCTCCCAGATACGCAGCAACCACCAACACAACGCAACCAGCGCAGTAATCTCAGGCAACGCTTCAAAGAACGCGCCTATTGTAATACCGCCGAAAGCTAGGTCAGCCGTTGTCTTGGTTTCTTCGGTCATTAGTCTGCCTCTGCTATGGTCAAGGTGCCAGCGTCTACCTGACGCATAATCTCTGCGTAGTGCCGGTTGGCTGGGTCAAGGGGTACTGACGTTTCGATGCCGTCAATAGTGGCTTTGATACTACAGTTTACAGCTTCTGTCTCGTTTATTTGATGTGTTTGATATTGTGCTGATGTAATAGCTATTTCATTCATTTTTATAACTCCGAATCAAAACCAACAGCGTTAGCAAATAAACCTTGAGTTTTGTCTCCTATGGTAGAAGTATCAAGAACTACGCCTAGGCTTCTACTACTAGACGGACTCCCAAAGGTGCCAATAGAAGTGGCAGTTCTACTAGCACTATAATAGTCTTCTATTACATTTGTTCCGCTTACTAATGTTGCGCTTGGTGTAGCCCGCATATCTACAGCAAAAGGAACAATAAACGCAGCTTGTGAGCCACCGCTGTTTGAATACCCCCCAGAACACGATACATTTAACTGGTAATACCGCTGACACCTACGCAACTCATCGCCAAAGCTGCGGTGTTCAAACGGCGTGGCTGTGTCACCTACTTCTAGCTGGACGCCTGTGAAATTAAACGTGTTGTTTGCGGTCGCAGTATTATTAACTTGATTATTACTATAACGTTTATCAGCCGCTATCCAAGAACCGGCTGTTGTGTCATAAGTACCGCCAGAAGCACCTGCTACATTCCAGTGTATTTGCATACCTGCACCCGAAGATGACCACGTTCCAGAAGTAGGGGCAGGTACAGAAATAGATATATACTCCCAAGTGTTAACAGAAGATATAGTGTATTCTGCTACATAAGAGTAGTCACTACCACCTGCAACAAACCCTACGGAATAAATACCTGCAACACTCGCTTTAACCCAAAAAGATAAAGTAAATGACTTAGCATCAGATGTTCCAAAGCCAAAGTTTTCAATATCTTTATCTTCTACAACATATCTAACACTACCTGCTTCATCGCCAGAAGGCGTATCCCCTGTTAAAGTTTTTAACTGGTAATAATATTTAAAACCATTAGGTGGTGAGGTAGTTTCTTGCGTTACATCAAAGGTTAACGAAGCTAGATAACTACCAGACTGTCGTATTGAATAACGGTCACAAGAAAAATAACCACCCCCTGATGAAGCACTAACATCACCTCTTTGATTAACCTGCATAGCACCATTGATGATGAAGTTGCGGCCTGTCAGACCACCAGCATCTGCGCTACCAGCTAAATCTGCAAATTCTCTTGCCCTACTCATTACACATTCTCCAGTGCCGCTAGGCGTGTTTCAATATTAGCCAACCGTTGTTCAGTTGCTGCACCCACAAAGGCAAGCAACTCAGGATAGCGGATGCCCTTGCGGTTCTTTTCAATAGCACCTTCAGCGTCAGCTTCTACCTCATTGCCATCAGCATCAACATACCAAGTGCTGCTAATAAAAAACGCATAGTCACCAGCATCTAGCCCAGCGGAAGTCATAGCTGCCTCAACGTCCTGCGCAATAACACCTGTGTGTGTTCTGGCTGCATCGCCTTTGGCTTCAACTGCGCTGTTCCACTTGAAGGTTTTGAACAGTTGGCTGATGGCTTTAGCGGCTGTGATTTCAGCATCAGTCAGAGTTGCGATTTGCTGCTTTTCGTTAGCGTCAGATGTTTGGATAGTGCCGTTTGTGGCGTAAACGTCACCCCAACGAACCGTTGAATATCCTAAATCTACCGCATTATCTCTACCTGAGCCAGTTGCGGTAGCTGGAGAAATAAAATCAGCACTATCGTTAAACAAAAGACCAGTATCACCACCCGCAATATACAAGTCAGTGTTTTCGTTTGTTCCAACACTACCCACAGTGGTGCCGTCTTTGCGGAATTCAACAATGTCGCCATCACTAGTCTTGCGGTTCAGCGCAAGTGTTCTGCCGCCATCTCGCGTAAAGTCAGCCGCACCAATAGCACCATCGCCGTAAAGGGTGATGCCGTTGGTTCCTATTCCAGATGCCGTTTTGCCTAGCTGTAAGTTTCCGCTGCTGTCCAGTATCAAATCAGATGTGCCAACGTGAATAGGGTGGCTTGGTGACGCTTGGTTTATGCCCACCCGATTATTCGTGCTATCAACGTAGAGGGTGTTAGTGTCCACGGTAAGGTCGCCGTTCATAGCCACATTACCGCTAAACGTACCGCCATTCTTAGCAGACACAGTATCCGCTACAGTAAAGATGTCATACACCACAATTTCTACAATGTCGCTTGCAGACAAAGCCGCCAGACCACCAATGGTATTGGCTGTCGAAGTGTTGTAGTCAGTGCCAGCAACCAACGTAACGCCGTTAAGCATAACGTCTACATAGTTGCCATCACTAAATACCAGCGTGTTGCTATTATCATCAGCACCGGACAGTGATGTTTCACCGCCAGTGGCTGTGTAATAATAACGTGACCTAACGCCAGTTCCTGTAGGGGATTTTCCTATATATGCCATCGTGTTTCCTTATGGAGTTTCTTGTGCCGCCAGATGTGCCGCATAGGCATCCTTCACAGCCTGTGTATGTACCGCTGCACAGATAGCTTGTACCTCTGCGCTTTCACCACTGATGTCAGCGTTAGGTGCTACAACGTGTCGTGAAAACGCACGACTAATCTCAACGCCATCACGCTTGATGACTGTTGCGGTGCGTACCTGAACGTGCTTGTAGTCGCCTACGATTTCAATTTTGTCTTGTACTGTTTCTTCTGTTAGTGCCATTTTTATCTCCTTTGGCTGGACTGTCCAACCCTCATCTCCGATGGGGTTATGTGTCTGTGTAGTAATGAGCTACCCCGAATAAGCGATTAGCGTTAGTTGAACTAGAAAGAGCAGAACACTGTAGGTTGCCGGTGTCTCCCCGCCAAAGACGCATCGTGCTTCCTGTAACAAAACTATAAATTGGTCTATCGCTATTATAAGTGCCGTTTGCGCCAGAAAAGTTGTATGCAACAACTCCAAAGTAAAATGTGGTGGCTGGAGTAAAAGGTAGTCCAGCAACAAGAAGATTTCCGCTTCCACCAGTAGCGGAATCTGTGCCAATTTTAAAGGTTATTGTTACTAGGTTACCTACTTTTGTATACCGACCATCTTGGGTATCGTGAGTTACTGTAGGGTTTGAAGTTGACCCCTCATAAGTCGGAGTCCAAGTCCCCTCCTCATAGTCATCCAGATAATTATCCGAAGCCGTGCCGCCCACATAGACACCGCCGGATAACGTTATGTCATCAGCTTTTGTAATTTTACTTAGTGCCATTAGTTTGCCTCCAACGCTGCAATGCGGGCTTCTAATTCTTGGATAGTCTTAACCAACAACGGTACTAGCTTAGACTGGTCAATGCCCTGATAGACAGGGTTGCCCTCGTCATCCACTTCATTGTGTGTGCCGGTGATAGCTTCTGGAACAACGTCCTGCACCTCGTGGGCTAGGAAGCCATCAACAGGCACAGCGTCATCGCCATCAGCAATCCACTCAAACCTAGCTGGACGTAACTGCTTGAGGCGTGTGGTTGCATCCCAATCGTAGTTGACTGCGGTCTTTAGGCGATAGTCGGATGAGGTATTGTAGGCGGTTGATGAACCGCTAGTAACTATACTCCCAACAATTCCATTCGGATTTCTAAACCAAAAGTGAGTAACGCCAGACGTTGTGTTTTGAAAAGATTGAAGGTTAGGGTTGGACACATTTCCGTTAATGGTAAATCTTGATGAGTCAAGAACACTGCCATTTATCGCCACGTTTCCGCTGCTGTCGATGCGCATACGTTCGTTAGAACCGGATGTTTCAAATGCTAAAGCATCACTTCCGCCCGTTGTCATTTTAATGAGGTTTGAAGCACCAGTAATTGTTAATTGAGCCGCACCACCACCTGTTCCAGTTGTATATAAATTAACTAGATTTCCATCGGTAGAGTTACTGATGTGCAACGGCATATTAGGCGAACCAGTCCCAATGCCCACGTT